TGAACATCTAAAAAAGTTAAATTCTGCTGAAAAAAATTTCATTCCTTTTGTCAGACATGTTTGGCCAGAGTTTATCTCTGGTTTTCACCACAAAAAAATTGCAAAAAAATTTGAGGATATAAAGGACAAAAAGATAAAGCGTTTGATCGTGAACATGCCACCTAGGCACACGAAATCTGAGTTTGCGTCCTTTCTATTTCCTTCGTGGCTCGTGGGCAATAATCCGCAACTCAAGATCATACAAACAACGCACAATACAGAACTGGCGGTGAGATTCGGTCGTAAGATGAAAAACCTTATTGACAGTCAAATCTATCAGCAAATCTTTGACCAAGTCGCAATCTCTGCTGACAGTAAAGCGGCTGGCCGTTGGGAAACAAACAAGGGCGGCGAGTACTTTGCAGCAGGCGTTGGTTCCAGTATCACGGGCCGTGGTGCAGACCTCTTGATCATTGATGATCCGCACTCCGAGCAAGACGCGCTATCCGAGACAGCGTTTGATAATGCCTATGAATGGTATACATCGGGACCACGACAACGTCTGCAACCGGGCGGCTCTATTGTCATTGTCATGACACGGTGGTCCGTGAAAGATTTAACGGGAAGACTAATTGACGCACAAGCAAAAGAACCCAAAGCCGACCAGTGGGAGATTATTGAATTTCCTGCCGTCCTTCCAAGCAACAAGCCGATATGGCCGGAATACTGGGACATCGATTCACTGACCGCGACCCGTGCTTCGTTGACCGAGCAGAAATGGCAAGCGCAGTGGCAACAGAACCCGACGGCGGAGGAAGGCTCTATCATTAAGCGGGAGTGGTGGAAAACATGGAAAGAGGACGACGTGCCGGACTTGATTCATGTCATACAATCCTATGACACCGCGTACAGCAAAAAGGAAACAGCCGATTACTCGGCGATCACGACGTGGGGCATCTTCACGCCGCCAAATAAAGCGAAACCGCATATTATATTATTAGATGCAGAAAAAGGAAGATGGGAGTTTACAGAACTAAAAAAGCGTGCTATGGAGAAATATAAATACTGGGAACCGGAAACAGTAATCGTGGAAGCAAAAGCTTCTGGACTTCCGCTGACGGATGAGTTAAGATCAACAGGAATACCCGTTGTGAATTATACGCCAAGCAGAGGACAAGATAAACATGTTCGGGTCAATTCAGTAGCGCCGATGTTTGAATCGGGCCAAGTATGGTGTCCGGACGAGAGGTGGGCGCAGGACGTTATAGAGGAGTGTGCAGCTTTCCCTTTTGGCGATCATGATGACTACGTGGATTCAACCACGCAAGCTCTCATGCGATACCGCCAAGGCAACTTTGTTCAACTTCCCGATGACTACTACGACGAACCACGGATCACGGAACCAAGGGAGTATTACTAATGAGTAAAATAAAACAAGGTTTATCGGCTCATGTTGATAAAATGGATAAAAAAATTAAAGATTTTAGTTCAAAAAGTGAATTAGGTAATTCACTTGTAGAAATTTTAGGAGTTCCTAAAACTATTAGTTTATTAAAAAAATTTACAAAAGACAAAAAGGCTAAAGGCGGTATTATAAAAAAACGCTACGGCGGATCAGTAAAGAAAAAATCAAAAAAGAAAAAATAAGGAGTACTACTAATGACTAAAAGAAAAAAACAAACAGGTGGAGCATTAACTGCTGCTGCAGAAGCAGCAGATATAATTAAAGCTTCAGCAGGAAATCCACAATTACTTAAACTAATGAATCGTATAATTAAAATTTCATTAGATAAAAAACCTATAGATAAAAAAGCCAAAGGCGGAATTGTAAAGAAAATGAAACACGGCGGTTCTGTTAAAAAATCAAAAAAGAAAAAATATTAATGAGTTTCCAGTCGGCCTTAAACGCACACACCTCTGACTGGGTCAGTCGCATGGCGGCGCAAGCCGCCACCGCGATGGAAAGATAAACATGGTAGATAACAATCCTTTTGGTACAGGCGGACCTAAAATAACGAGGCCACCTTTTATCCCTGCCGCAAGAAGCAATGTAAATCTTATTGATGTTATTACATCGACAAGAAATCCTAGCACAGGAAAATTTTTCCAAAGCAAGGCAGCTTTCGATGCTTTTTCAGAAGCAGAAATAGGAACATCCATTGGAAAAAAAGACGGACCAAAAGCATTGCAACTATTAAATAAAATAAATAAACAGAGCGGTGGAAAAGGATATGTGCCCATTTCAGAGGCCTATAAGCAAATGGAAGAGAGCACTCTTAAAACAAAAAATCCTAAAATAAAAAAAGCGGAGGGAATAAAACTTGCAAATCAGTTAACAAGTATACAAAACGAAGCAAATAAAAAGTTTGGAAAAGCGACAACGGGACCAAAAGTAACTTGGATGAAAGACACTTTAAAAAATGCAGGCATTACTGCAAAAAGTGTTTTGAAGCTGGGAATGAAAAGTATACTACCAGCACTTGGTCCGATAGGCGCGATCCTTTCTGTTGGCATGTCTAAAGAGGTGGAAACAGGAGAACTTTCACCAGAACAGCAAGAAGAACAACAAAAATACGGAGCACAATACAGAATGAACAGAGCAGGAGGCGGTATGATGAATATGGATGAAATGACAAGACCACTTGGTTACGCACATGGTGGAATGCATTATGAACATGGTGGGTTACATGGACCAGCCGGAAAGACAGAATCTGAAGGAAGACCTTATAATGAGGTGTTAGGTAGAATAATGACAGAAGACGAAATGAGAACGGATTATGCGGCTCCACCACCAGATCCAAATGATCCAGATGACTTAGACATGATAATTAATAATATGACTTTTCATGTTTTACACGATAAAAATCGTCCTATGAAAGAAGGTATAACAAGAGAAAATTATTTTAAATTAACAAATGAAGAAGCAATTAGTATAGCTGACCAACTTGCAGGGCAATTAGGTATCTCTTCTGATTCACCAGAATATGAAAATATTATAAATAAAATTATGGAACAAGGTGAAATGATTAATAAAATAAGAGAAGAAGAATCTCAACCAGTTTCAACAAAATTTTTTAAATTTTTAAAAGACAAAGTTGGAATGGCAGGCGGTGGAATTGCTGGTTATGCAGGAGGAGGATCACTAATGGGTGAAATGGATGATCTGAAAGAATCTTTAATGAAATATGAAATTTTAGATGCTCACATAGGAAAAAGACCTCCTATGAGCATTATTAGAAAAATCGATAGTTTAACAGGAGAAGCTCTAATGGATGCGTATATAGAATATGGAGGAACTAAATACAGATAATGGCTATAGAAAAAAATAATCCAGAACTTATTGATCTAGAAATAGAGCAAGGAGTGGAACAAGAAATAACATCACCAATGATGGACGGTGATGCGTTGATGCTGGACGATGGTTCAGCAATCGTGAACCCTGCAGAAGATACCTCCATGGAAGGCGCGTTTAACGCAAACCTTGCCGAATTAATTCCGGATGATGAATTAACAGCTTTAGCTAATGAATTAACAAGCGATTATGAATATGATAAAGACGCGCGGTCCGATTGGCTTAAAACATATACCGATGGCCTAGACTTACTCGGCTTTAAATACGAAGACAGAACAAAACCTTTTGCTGGTGCAACCGGTGTAACCCACCCGTTACTGGCAGAAACCGTTACCCAATTTCAAGCGCAAGCTTATAAAGAGTTACTACCTCCCGAGGGTCCTATCCGCACACAAATAGTGGGAGAGATAACACCACAGGTCGAAGAACAATCACAACGTGTTAAAGAATTCATGAACTATCAAATTAGTTATGAAATGGAAGAATACGATCAAGAACTCGATCAAATGTTATTTCACTTACCACTAGCGGGTAGTTCCTTTAAAAAAGTTTATTATGACGCGGTTAAAGATAGAGCCGTTTCCAAATTTGTTCCAGCCGAAGATGTGGTGATGCCATATGTGTCAACGGACATGGAATCATGCGAACGCATTACGCACGTTGTCAAAACAATGGGCAACGAACTGCGCAAAAAACAAGTAAGCGGTATGTACCGCGACATTGATGTCAGCATGTCACCAATGGAAAAAAATGAAGCAGGCGAAAAGTACGATGAACTCGATGGTGTCACTGCTACACAAAATGCAGAGGACATAGTACTTCTAGAGTTTCATTGCGATTTGGACATACCGGGTTTCGAAGATAAGAACTCGCAAACAGGAGAAGCAACTGGTATAAAATTACCATATGTTGTTACTGTTGACGAAGGGTCCGGAAAAGTATTATCTATATATAGAAACTATGCTGAAACAGATCCTCTTCGTAAAAAGATACAATACTTTGTTCACTATAAGTTTTTACCCGGCCTTGGTTTTTATGGCTTTGGCCTTATCCACATGCTCGGAGGTCTCTCAAGAACTGCGACATCAGCCTTACGTCAACTCATTGATGCTGGTACGTTGTCCAATCTCCCTGCAGGCTTTAAAGCAAGAGGGCTGCGCGTTAGAGACGACGATCAACCGCTCCAGCCCGGAGAATTCCGGGATGTAGATGCACCGGGAGGCGCGATCCGTGAATCCCTAATGCTAATACCGTACAAGGAACCAAGTGCAACTCTTTTTCAACTACTAGGTTTTGTTGTTGAAGCAGGTAGACGTTTTGCGTCTATTGCGGATAACAAAATGGGCGAAGGCTCACAGGCCAATCCTGTAGGCACAACAATGGCAATCATGGAACGCGGCACGAAAGTGATGAACGCGATTCATAAACGATTACATTACGCACAAAAAGTTGAATTTAAATTACTATCAAGAGTCTTTGCTGAAAGTTTACCTGCTGAGTATCCTTATGCTGTTAGAGGTGGAAATCGAGTTATTAAACAACAAGACTTTGATGAGCGCGTCGATATACTTCCCGTTTCTGATCCGAATATTTTTTCTATGTCTCAGCGTGTAACGCTGGCACAAACACAAATGCAAATGGCAACATCTAATCCGCAAATGCACAACATGCATGAAGCGTACAGACGTATGTACGAAGCACTTGGTGTAAGGGATATTGATAAAATATTAACACCTATCCAACAACCACAGCCAGAAGATCCAGCAATGGAAAATTCAAAAGCACTGCAAATGATGAAGCTACAAGCTTTTCAAGGACAAAATCACGGTGCACACGTAAATGCTCATCAAGCTTTTATGTCATCATCTTTGGTTAAAAATAATCCACCAACAATGGGCATATTACAATCACATATATCGGAACATATTTCTTTTATGGCACGAGAAGAAGTGATGGAAAAAAACCAACAGGTAATACAGGAACAAGCAGCGCAATTTGGCGGACAAGTACCGCAAGAACTACAACAACAATTCCAAATGGAAATAGAAAATCAAGTTGCAGAACGAATTGTCGAAATAACAGAGGAATTAGTAGGTGAAGAACAAGATTATCTTGAATCACAAAACTCTGATCCACTTATTGACTTAAAACAACAAGAACTAAACCTTCGTTCACAAGAAATTCAACAAAATAAGGACATAGCAGAACAAAAATTAGACTTAGACGTTGAAAAACTTAATTTTGAAGGTGAAAAACTGCAACAAAAAGATGAAATGGACAAAGAAAAGATACAAAGCCAAGAAGATCAAGCAGATTTACGGGCAGAAGTAGCTTTAGCGGGACAAAGGAGACAAAAAAGTGGCTCTAAGTAAAAGAACAGCTAAACTTTTAGAGAAAAAGTATGGTAAAAAGAAACATTTTGAGGTAGGATCACCAAATCAAATAGCAAAAGGTATACAGAGTACCTTAATACCGAAGTATTTAAAAAAAGGCGGTAAAGTTGTTAAAAAACGAAAAAAAACAAAGAAAAAATAATCCAAAAGAGATTTTAGATAAAGTATTTGCTTTTGCAGATCAACATCCACAAGATCCAATGGCACTTAGCGCGTCATTAATGGTTGTAGCAAAAACAATTTATCTGAATATGTTGGGACCAGAACAAACGCAAGATATGATTTATGCTTTCGCAGAAGGTTTAGAGCAGCACGAATATCAAAAGGTGACAATACATTAATGGCTACTTGCAGAAGTTGTGAACATGAATGTCATCATAGTAATGGCGGTAAATGTCATTGTGGTTGCTTAAACTGTGAACATGATATAAAAGAAGCATTAAATAAACTTGATGAAGTTTTGAAACCGACAAAAGAAGTTGAGTTTGAAGCAGATTTTAACTTGACTGAACACTAGGAGGAAAGATGAAACTAGTTAAAGACCTTTGGGGTCATTTAAAAGAGTGGAGTGACTGGGGAATGAAGGACTGGATTAAAGCCGGCATCGTTACCGTAGTTGTCCTGTTTGTTATTTATAAAATGACAGGCGGAGGGGCAGCTTAACTTAAATGTTACAACTACTACTTAAACCATTGATCGGCGTTGCTAGCAACGCCGTCTCTGGATTTATTGAAACAAAAAAATTAAAGCAAGAAGCAAAAGTTACAAAAATAAAAGCTGATACTAAATTACTTCAAGATCAGATCGCCGGAAAAGTGGCGTGGGAAGCATCTGCCGTAGATCAAATGCAAGGATCGTGGAAAGATGAGCTAATTTTAATTTGCCTACTTGGGCCAGCCGTTTTAGTCTTCATTCCGGGGATGACGGATCACGTTCATGCGGGCTTTATTGCCTTGCAATCCCTTCCGGATTATTATAAACACTTATTATATATTGCCTGCTCAGCTAGTTTCGGCATTAAGGGCGCGAAAGGTGCTGTAGGTTTATTTAAGAAGAAGTAAAGGAGATTATATCATGAACTGGATAACTAAAAAAACTGATACACAAGGAAATTGGATAACTAAAAAAGATTCAAAAAAGAATGAGTGGATAACGCGTAAAAAAGAAAAAACTGGAAAATGGATAACTAAAAAAACTAAAAGAAATCCACACACCAATTAAAGAATTAAATGGATGGAATACATTTAGCTGAAAAGATATTTAGAATAATTAGGACTAGACAAACCCAACTAACTGAGATAATAATCAACAATCAAGTAAAAGATTGGAATGATTATCAGAATCATTTAGGTCAACTTGACACATTAAATTACATTGAACAGGAACTCTCGGACCTGCTAAAGAAACAGGAGCAAGATGAATAATACACTGATATTGCCTACACATGTTGCTAAAGCTCGTGTAGCTCAAAGAAAAAAAGAAAAAAAAGAAACAAAGAAAAAACCATTAGAAGAAATGAGTTTGCCAAAACCAACTGGTTGGCGAATTGTTGTTCTCCCTTATAAAGCTAAGCAAAAAACAAAAGGTGGAATTATTCTATCAGATAAAACTGTAGCAGAATCTCAAATTTCAACCAACTGCGGATTAGTTATGGAAATTGGACCAGATGCTTATAACGATAAAGATAAGTTTCCCAATGGACCGTGGTGCAAGAAAAAAGATTGGGTTTTATTTGCACGTTACGCTGGTTCTCGCATCAATATTGATGGCGGAGAATTACGCGTACTAAACGATGATGAAATATTGGGAACCATTGAGGATCCGGAAGATATTTTGCACGCATTAACCGTTTAAGACGGAGAGGAAATCATGCCCGAAGTACAAGAAGCATTAAAAGACGCAACAACACCAATGGTTGATCTAGATACAACTGGAAACTCTGTTGATATTGAGTTAGATGATTCTAAAGCTAATACAAAAGAAGTTGAAACGAAAAAAGAAGACCCTATTGTAGAAGTAAAAGAAGAAAAAAAAGATGAACGCGAAGAGTATAGTGACGGTGTCAAAAAACGTATTGACCGATTAACATATAAAATTCGTGAAGCGGAGAGAAGAGAAAAAGAAGCTCTTAGTTTCGCGGAACAAGTAAAAAAAGAACGAGACGACTTACAGACAAAATTTACAAAACTTGATGATGGTTATGTTAATGAATTTTCTGGTCGTGTTAAATCAGAACTAGAGTCAGCGAAAGCAACATTGAAACAGGCTGTTACAGCCGGCGATGTAGACGCACAAGTGGCGGCAAATCAAGCATTAGCAAGATTAGCTATTGAGCAAGAACGTATAAATGCTACGGAAGAGCAAAGAAAATTATATGAAAAATCTCAAGAAAACGCTGGACAGGTAGTTCAACAACCTGTACAAACTAATGTACAACAACCACAACCGGCTCCACCGGACCCAAAAGCGGAAGCATGGGCGGAAAAAAATGAGTGGTTTGGTAAAGATGAAGCGATGACATATGCTTCTTTTGGTATTCACAAGAAACTTGTGGAGGAAGACGGATACAATCCAACTTCTGATGAATACTATGAAGCAATTGACAAACGACTTCGGACCGAGTTTCCTCATAAGTTTAACGATGGAGGATATGTCCAAGGAAGCAACAAGCCCGTCCAAACTGTTGCATCCGCACAAAGGACCACACGATCTGGACGCAAAACAGTGAGACTCACGCCATCTCAAGTAGCAATTGCTAAAAAATTAGGTGTGCCACTTGAAGAATATGCGAAATACGTGAAGGAGTAAGGCATATGAATGATGAATTAAAAGTTACAAGTAAGACTCCACGCGCTGCTCTATCCCGCGAGAAAACGACTCGAAGGAAACCATGGGCACCCCCGTCATCCCTTGATGCACCACCTGCGCCCGCTGGGTTTAAACACAGATGGATAAGATCAGAAACTCTAGGTCAAGAAGATAATAAAAATTTATCAGCTAGACTAAGAGAAGGCTTCGAACTCGTAAGAGGAGATGCCTACGACGCTGAGTATCCAACTATACAGGAAGGCAAATATAAAGGTGTAATAGGAGTTGGTGGTTTACTACTAGCTAAGATCCCGGAAGAGATCGTGCAAGAGCGTATAGATTATTTTGCGCAAAAAACGCAAGATAGAGACGACGCAATAGCAAACGATTTATTAAAGGAACAACACCCTAGTATGCCAATCTCTAAACCAGATAGGCAATCTCGTGTAACCTTCGGTGGCAACCGAAAGACCTAATTTTCTAGCTCTTTTGTCCATCGAATAAAAAAATTAACCCTTTAAAAAAAGGATAAAACGATGGCTAACCAAGACGCGGCTTTCGGGTTTAGACCCGTCAAGCATCTTAGTGGTGGCGAAATCCGTAACAACACGTACAGAATTACAACCAACTATGACACTGCACTTTACCAAGGTCAAATGGTAACGCGCGTGACTGCGGGTACTATAGAAACTGTGGCAGCTAATGCTATTTTTCTAGGTATCTTTAATGGTTGTCAGTACACGGATCCCACTACAGGCAAACCAACATGGGCGAAATACTATCCAGCAGACGTAAATGCTTCGGATATTGAAGCCTATATTTTCGACGATCCCCAAATTGTATTTGAAGGACAACATGATGGAACAGGAACTGAAGCAATGAATTTCGGTGGGTTCGATTTAGCAGGAGTAAGTGGAAGCACTAAAACTGGTAGATCAACACAAGAAATTGGTACTTCAACTCTTGCGACAACAGGTCAATGGAAACAAATTGGGATATCTAAAGATCCATCCAACAGTGATACAAGTACAGCAAATGTTAACGCATATGTTGTTCCATCACAAGACTTGCATTTCTTCTTGCAAGCTGCAACACTAGCGTAAGGAGGCTTAAATGGCGATTTCTAGATCACAACTGGTCAAAGAACTTGAACCGGGCCTTAACGCTCTGTTTGGTTTGGAATATGACCGATACGACAATCAGCACACAGAAATTTTCGATACAGAAAATTCTGATCGTGCTTTCGAAGAAGAAGTAATGCTATCCGGTTTCGGTACAGCTTCAGTAAAACCAGAAGGAACATCAGTCGAATACGACGATGCGACTGAGGCTTTCACTGCTCGCTATACACACGAAACTATAGCACTTGCTTTTGCAATCACTGAGGAAGCTGTAGAGGATAACCTTTACGACAAAATCAGTTCTCGTTATACCAAAGCACTAGCTCGTTCTATGAGTAACGCTAAGCAAGTAAAAGCTGCTAATGTTCTTAATAGAGCATTTAACAGTTCTTACACAGGTGGTGACGGCTTAGAGCTTTGCTCTACAGCCCACGTTACTACTGGCGGAAACGTTAAGAATGAGTTAACAACTGCTGCGGACCTTAACGAGACTTCTCTTGAACAAGCATTAATTGATATTGCTGGAATTACCGATGATAGAGGCTTAAAAGTCGCTCTCAACGGTACAAAAATGATTATTCCAGTTAATCTTCAATTCACTGCTGAAAGACTGATGAAGTCTGGTCAAAGAGTTGGTACTGCGGATAACGATATCAATGCTCATAAGAGCATGGGAATGATCCCGCAAGGGTATGTAGTTAATAATTATTTAACTGATACTGATGCGTTCTTTATCAAAACCGATGCTCCTAATGGACTAAAACACTTCCAAAGAGCCGCTATTTCCACTAAAATGGAAGGCGATTTTGAAACTGGAAACGTTAAATACAAAGCCAGAGAAAGATACAGCTTCGGCTGGTCTGACTGGAGAGGTATTTTCGGTTCTCCGGGAG